CTAACCGGTAATTTCGCTGATATTCAGGTCTGGAATCGCATCCGACCAGATTACATCGGCGTGATCTTTCTGGTAGTTCTTGGTCATGCTCTCGCTGGCATGGCCCGCAATGACCTGGCCATCTTTACCAGCTCTTTTGTACAGGTGTAGCGACAGCGCGCGCACTTCGTGAAAGCCTGGCATTTCTTCTTCTTTCCAGTCCGCATAACACCCAGCAAGTTCCCGCGCCTCTTTAAAAGAGCGCGTGAGAAAGCGATCCTCAACCTTGGTCCAGTGTTCTTTGGTCTGCGCCTGCTTCTGCAGTAGTCGTTGCGGCTTGCGATGGATCAGGAAGGGTGAGGCGACGCTATCACGGCAACGGGTTATGACGGCCCGCAACTCATCAGTAACCTTAAAGCGAATCCACGCTGTATCACTGGCCTTGGCTGTCTTCTTTTGTACCAGGTACAGGAAACCATCCCGAACGCCATCAAATCGCATGTCCAGAATGTCTGAGCGCCGCTGAGCAGTGATCAGCGCCAAATCGATGGCGTTGCGCAGCCAGGGTGGGGCCACCTCCCTGATCGCCTTCAGGCCTTCCACGGTATGGCGTTTGCGTTGCTTCTTCTCGATACGGTTGATGGTGCTCGATGCCGGGTTGTCCGGGCATAAGCCCTTGGACGCTGCGTGATTGAAAATATCTACCAGCAGAGCACGACTTTGATTGGCGCTCCTTGGGGTTAGTGTGTCCAGCAACTCGGCAACCATACGAATGGTTATTTGATCGACGGCTTTGCCCTCAAAATGCTTTCGGAAGCGTCTGAAGTGAACGGCGTACAGTCCGAGCGTACCCTTGGCCAACTCGCGGGGAGGCAAGATCTCGGCTTCGTATTTATCCAGAAAACCCGCAAACGAGCCCGATGGATTGCCCATGACGGAGCGGACCAGATCGGCGCCTTGCATAAAGGCCAGGTTCAGCTGTTTTGCGGCATCGATTGCCCTGATCCGATCGGTACCGAACTGAAACCACTTACCGTCGCTGGGGCGACGGTAGCGGTAGGTCGAGCGCCGTGGATCAAAGTACAGGTTCTGCGGCAGGTGCTTGTTCGCACTATTGCGTGGCCGTGGAGCCATCAGGCAACTCCTCTTAGCACCATAGCGACCAGGTCGTTGCCCTCAGCTATGTTCAGTGCGTTCCAGTCCACATACCAGAGCGAGCCTATCTGCTCGCCCGGCAGCTTTCCGTTGCGGATGTAATTGCGGATGGCTTGTGAGCAGAGCGGCGTCCCGTTTTCACCCCAGCGGCGGCGTTGGTATTCGCTAATTTTGATCAGCTCTTTACGCATGTTCAGCCTCTTTAATAGCGTTGACTGGGTGCGTACACCCCACAACAGGCTGCGCTGGCGGGCGATTTTGAGCGTTTAGCGGGGCATCAATGCGCGCTGCCTCGCGCAGCTTTATGTGGGGTATAAGCCCCCCCGCAGTGGCGCGAAAAGCTTTAGTAATGCCTGCTGCTGCGCAGCAGAGACTGTTTTTTACAGGCGCGGCGATCCCACTGGCGTTGCGGAGCAAAGCGGACAGGGGCAAGCGGTTGGTCAGTGAGTGCTTCATGCCGCTTTTCTCCGGGTGCGGGGTTCGGGTTGATGCTTGCGGCCGTCAGCCAGGCCGTTGCGGTAGCCGATCCAATAAAGCAGGGCCGTGCTGATAATCAGGGTGATCAATGCGCTGATCTGGATTGAGGTCATGTGGTGTGCTCCTGGTGCGGCGCTGGTGGTGGTAGCGCGTGGCTAATCGTCTTTATCTGGTGAGTCGCTTTGCGGTCTGGCCAACTCCTCGTCAGCCTTGTACGCACGAATGTCGATCAGCGCGGCAACGTGGCGGATGTGAGCGAACTTCGGCGCCTTGCGGCTGCTGTCGAGCGTGATCACGGGTATTTGAATTCGGCCGCTGATGATCTCTGCCGCAAACGACTGCTCGTTGAGGTGGCGGAAGTACTGCGCCCGCAGTTTGTCGAGGGGGATCAGCACGTCACCGAAGTTGCGGTACAGCAGCTCTACGGTGTCCGCATCCGGTGCAGGCAGCAGCCGTAGCGGGCTTTGGTTGGCATTACTCATGGGCTGGCGTGCTCGGTTTGGGTTGGAGGCGGGCCGGATGGTTCCAGGCATTCATGCAGTGGCGCTTGGTCAGTTCGCGCAAATGTTCCGGCACTTCAAGGAGCGCAGCGTTACGCTCCTCGCGTGTCGACATGGCCACGATCTGCCGAGCGTATTCCCTAGGCCACGTCACGGTGGTCAGCCGGAATTTCTGGAAGGGCCAGGCCCAACTGCTCGGCCAGCCAAGCGATACCGGGCTGACGCACCCGGGTTGATTGGCTGTACTGCATACCGAGTTCGGTGTGGAACCAGTTGCTGTCCTTGACCCGCAAATACTCACGGTCCCTAACCGGGAAGGCGGGCAAGTTGCGCTCGTTAAGCAGCTCTTTTTCGCGCATCAACTTGATCAGTTTTGGCCGTGTAGTGCCCAGGCACGCGGCAGCCTTGGCGAGAGTGCGTCCCATAACCCCCCCCTAAGCTGCAAGCGCGGTAGGAACTGCCGACGCGGCCAAGTGATCGAGCGACTGCAGTAGCCGGTTAAAGCTGTACTGATCGTCGCCATAAGCCGTAAAGCACTGAGTGCGGGGGCAACTGTCGCCGGCGACCAGAATTGCAGTGATGCCTTTGCGGCTCTGCGTGCGATGCACTGCAAGGCTAGCGACTTCATCCAGGCCGATGTCGAGCTTCAACGAGCCGCCTTGGCGTACCAGCTGGTGCAACTGCTCCTGTTGATTGGTATCCAGTAGTTGGCCGCGGTCGACAGATTCAGCACGCACGCGCTGAGTGGCGGGTTCGGCAGTGTCCATGCGGCCAGTGGCGATGGACTCAATAAATTCAGCGAGCATCAGGTGCTTGGTTTTGTCGGCGTCGTTCACCGTCAGGCTGTGCTTCTCGTCGCCGGTAACAATGGTGAAAAGCGTGCCGGAGGAACCGCGCTCAACCTGCAGCACGAAGATGAACGGCAGGTTGGTATTTTTGAAGCTGCACGCGTGGTGAAACGTGCCATTCAAATTGACCTGCGCAGCCAGCAGGCGAAGGGTTTTATTAGCCAAAGAACACCGGTTCATGCTGCATGCCCTCCGTTGTTCGGATCGAACGGGGCAGGGCGGTTGCTGTGCGGAACCAGTCGGGGCTTGTGGTTGTGGAGGATCACTATGCAACCGGTGGTGGCTTGCAGCTGCTCGATCAGTCGACGGTCACTGGCGCACGCTGGGTGGACGTGCAGGGTTGCTGTGGTGTGCATGGTTCTATCTCGCTCTGTGGTGGAAGAGTTTATTGAGATTAACCTTTGAGGTTATGTATTTGCAATGAAATATTCTTTGAGGTTCTTTTTTCTGTTGGGGCACTGTGATGGTGCCCAGAAATTCTGTTCATCCGCAGGGTAAAGGACGATTTCGAGGCGGAGGCTTATACATTTGCTGACCTGAATGACATCATGTTGATATGATGGTGCAATTTATGCTTTGAGAATCTGTGAATGAGTTCTTCGGTGAACATCCCAACAATTATCGATCTATTTTGTGGTTGCGGTGGCTTCTCTTTAGGAGCGGAGCTTGCGGGTTTTCATACTCTTGCGGCAGTAGATATTGACTCTACAATCCAGTCTGCATATCGGAAAAATTATCCCAATACCCAGGCTGTTGAGGGTAATGTTGCTGATATCACTATTTCGGATTGGCAGCAGCTTATAGGGAGCGTGAGACCTGATGGAGTAATTGGTGGGCCTCCATGTCAAGGGTTTAGCCGAATTGGTAAACGACAAAAAAATGATCCTCGTAATAATTTAGTTCATCATTTTTACAGGCATGTTAAAGAGTTGAATCCTAAGTTTTTCATTATGGAGAATGTACAGGGGATTTTAGATTCTGAAAATATTGACACCTTGATGCAGGGCATTGATCAAGTTAGTGATAAATATACGGTGCTAGGTCCGTTTGTTGTAAATGCTGCAGACTATGGCGCAGCTACAAATAGATTTAGGGTTTTGGTAATTGGCTATAATCCGCAAGATGTTTCTATGCTGAATGTGGAGGACTTTACAGGCACTAAGGTGTCTGAGTTGATTGATATAAGGGCTGCCATATCAGATTTACCCCCTCCTACTGAGGCTAGTAATAGTGTTGATTTCAGTTGGACTAAATACCCTAGGGGTGGTCGAAAGAAGCTTTCAAATTATGCGATTAAAATGCGAACACCTCCAACTGTAGGTATAGGCTGGCCTGAGTCGTTGGCGAATTTTAGTAAAGGGCTGATTACTGGGCTAGCAGAAACAAGGCATACTCTAGCTGTTGCTGAGCGCTATGCTTCAACCCTGCCGGGAAAAATAGATCCTGTTAGCAAATCGCATAAGTTGAAATGGGACGGATTAAGCCCAACTCTGAGAGCAGGTACCGGATCAGATAAGGGGGCATTTCAGGCGGTTAGACCATTGCATCCGTCTGAGGGACGGGTTATTAGTGTTCGTGAGGCTGCTCGGATACAGGGGTTCCCTGATTGGTATGTATTCCATCCTACGAAATGGCATAGTTTTAGAATGATCGGAAACAGTGTTTCGCCATTGGTATCATTTGGCGTGCTTTCAGAAATTTATCAAAAGCTAAAGCTAAAGCGGAAAGAAAAAACAATAGCAGCTTGATCTTGCAAGGAGCGAGAGTGATGAGCGTTATAGAAGAAATTACAGTAGATACTCGTCCTAGCAAGGCTGTTGTTGTAGATAGCCTTACAAGAGACATCAGCGTGGAAGCTTGTGTTTTTGATTTGATTGATAATTCTATCGATGCTGCAAGAAATACCATAGTTAGAATCAGTGGTGCTGAAGAGTTACTAGGCCTGCCTGAAAGTTACCAAGGTTACAAGGTGGATATCGAAGTCGGCGGAGAGTCTTTTTCAATTGCTGACAATTGTGGTGGTATTGTCGCTAAGCATTTGGAAAATTCAGTTCTCCGCTTTGGCGAGCGCTCGGCTCATAATTTCGGTATAGGAGTCTTTGGAGTTGGGTTGAATCGAGCACTTTTCAGAATAGGAAGGGTCACAAATTTAGTTTCAGATACTGGGCTTGAAAGGATAGAACTTAATTTTGATGTGGATGATTATTTAGCTACAGAGACATGGACTCTGAAAGCTAATAAGCTGCCCACTCAAGGGAAAATTGGAACTTCCATTAAAATCTCCTCTCTCTCTAATGAAACGTCACAGCTATTAGGTGGCCATGATTGGGTTGAGTCTCTTATTCTTGAAGCCGGTAAGCGGTATGGGAAATTTTTTGATAAAGGATTGGAGTTGTCAATAAATGGAGATCTTGTAAATAGTCAGCTAGTTAGGCTAAGGTCAGATGGTCCTTACGGAAAAGATTCGAAGTTTTTTAGGGTGTCGGAGGATGTTTCCGTTTTCATTGAGTCTGGGCAGCACGTGCACCACAGGTTTTCTGCTGAGCCGGATTATAATAAAGGCCGGAATACCACGCTGACATCTGATTATGGTTGGAATGTTTTTTGTAATGAGCGAGCTGTTTTGATTTCTGATAAAACTCGCAAGACGGGGTGGTATACTAAGTTTCATAGTGAGTTTTATGGTTTTGTTGGCGAGGTCTATTTTTCGTGCAAAGATCCTTCTAAGCTACCTTGGAGTACTACGAAGTCAGATGTTGATTTAAATAACACAGCGTATCAAATGGCTTTGGTTGATATGGAAAAGTTTGCCTCTAGGTGGAGGAGTAATGCAGGGAACGCTAAAGGTATGAAAGGGCGGGATGAGGTTTTGACCCCAACTCCAGTTAGCATCTCAAAGCCTGCTGATGAACCTAGTAAGCCTGAAACGAAGGTTGCTAAGCCTAGTCCTTCTGCGCCAAAGCCAAGTGAGCCTGTTAAAAAGCCTGTAGTTAAAATAGATCACAATACATTTATTACTGTCTTGCCTCATGATGTTGATGAGCGCCATTGTTATGATAAACATTTGGCTTTGGTTCATGAAGCCAAGAGGCTGAATTTAAGTGATTTGACTTACTCGGGTCTTGTATTGATTCGTATGCTGTTTGAATCTAGCGCTGTCTGTTTTTTGAAGCGTAGAGGTTTACACGGTGAAATGAAAGAGTCGATGATAAAAAGTCGTAATGCTGAGCGTGAAAAAGCTTCAAAGCCCCCCTTGACTGAGCGTGAAGAAAAAAACAGTGATCCAAGTATTGATGAGATTATTGTGTTCCTGCAGGGGCACGAATCTGTGTGGGGGGATGTTAGTGTGAACAAAATAAAGCACAGCCTGACTAAGTTTTCAAAATCTAAGCCGCTTTTGAACAGTGCTGCGCATAATAACTTTCAGATGTTAAATAAACATGAGGCATTTGCCGTAAGGGATGCTGTATTGCCAATATTGAGACATCTAATTCAAGAGGAGTAGTGATCGCTTGGTCACTATTTTTATCTATTAGAGATCGGAAATCTTCCACCTAGCCCGCCCACAAATGCTCCAATCTTCAGTCATCCGAATAATGCGCTCTGGCCAATCAGGGTTGAGCGCGTACAGATACAGCTCATTCCCTTCCTGTTTCAGTTGCTTCAGCGTCGTAGCCTCGTCACGGGTACGCTTGGCTGCAACAAAATGCCCAGGGAAAGCGTCAAGCGATGGGTCGATAACCACCTTATCGCCTTCCATAAACTTGGGCTCCATGCTGATGCCTTCAACGCGCAGGATGAATGCTCGTGGCCCAACCGGCCCTGGTGCTTCGATCCACTCTTCGGCATCGCGCGGATCAAAATTCTCTTCAGAACAGCACCAGGCACCTGCAGCTATTGAACCGATCACAGGCAGTTTCCTGCCGGTGTAGCCCAGTGCAGAGCCGTTATCGAAATTTGCGAAACCATGCGGGATGTCGAGCGAGCCGTTTGGCAGGTTGAGGGCTCTTTCAATTTCACGCGCAATTTGATCGCCAATTCCTTTGGTTGGGTTCTTCCCGCCGAATGCGCTCACTTGCGCAGGCGCTTTGCCGAGCAGCTCGGCAATGTCGATCAGGCGTAGTTTTTTCTCGGCCAGGATGTGGCGGAAATTGTGCAGGCGGGTATCTGAAATTCTCATGCCGTGATTGTGCCCAGATTAACCTATGGGGTGAATGTCCTTCGAGGTATTGCAATAGTTAACCTTTGTGGTTAAATTGCGTCTCCCGGAGGTACACCACATGAAATTGCGTGACTACATCGACAGCTTAGATTCAGAAGCACTGCAGGCTTACGCCGGGCGTTGCAAGATCGCGGTCAACTACCTGCGCTTGCACGTTAAGTACGCCAGCAAAGACCCAAGCGTATCGCTGATCAAGTCATTGACTCGCCAAAGCGAAGGTCGTGTATCGCTCGCTGAGGTTCTGGATCACTTCGGTGTGACGGAAACCAAAGCAGCATAGAAAGAAAAAAGGCGACCAATAAGGCCGCCCAGTTCCTCCCGGCACACACCACCACAGTGTCGCCGGGTCGCGGACAAGGTAGGCGGGCACACCACATGCAATTCCGCCTCCCTTAACCGCGCTTTCCAAGGCTCGGAAGCTTTGGGTTGCTGCCTTATCCACCACAGATCTGGCAGCTGTTGCGCCAGAGGTGAGCGACGGATCGCTTGCCTCGGCACGGTGCCGGTTTTGGTCTTGCGGACCTGGCCGGCTTTTGGGCCCTTTCAAGCCACGCGGCAAATGTACCACCACAGCACGCCGCGCGGCACTGGCAACATTCAAGGATTAATGCCATGAGCCGTATTGCTCTTAGTTGCACCCAACGAGCGCGCCGCGAAATTCTGCCACTCGATCTGGCCCTGTATCACGCTGCCCGCGACTACCCGGGTGGCGCTGCTGCCATCGCCGCCACCACCGGCCGCAATCCCACCACGCTGCAGCACAAACTGTCTCCGACCCACCCAAGCCACACGGTGAATGTTCAAGAGTTCGCCGAGATCCTGGAGCTGACCAAAGACCGCCGCATCCTTGATGCGGTACATGCGTTGGTGGGCGACACGATTTGGCAGGAGTTGGCCGAGGCCTACACCGACGATATGCCCGAGACGCTGACCACTGGCCTTGCCGTGTATTTCCGTCAGGTAGCCGATCTGGCTGATACCTGGGCCAAAAGCATTGGCGACGGCGTGGTCAATGACCGCGAACTGGCCGAGATCCGCCTGCAGGTGTTTCGCGGCATTCAGGGGCTGCTGGGCATGTTCAATCGCGCCTGCTACGTCAACTCGACCACGCGGGGGGCTGACCGTGGCTGATATCGCAGATTTTGCTAATGACCTGGTGCAGGAACGCATTGACCTGGCACTGGCGGCGCGCAAAGCGCAGCCGGTGTTTGCGTCTTTCGAGTTTTGTGTGGACTGCGACTCATCAATCCCCTTGGCCCGCCGTTTGGCCGTCACCAGTTGCACGCGGTGTGCAGCCTGCCAACAACTGAATGAACAAGTAGGTACCCGTTATGTTCGATGACGTTCTCGGTCAATTCGCTGACCACGGCCTTGAGCCTGCGCAACCACTCTCGTTCGGCAAGCTGACCCGCTGCAAGACTACGCAGGACAAGGGTAAAGAGAAAAACGGCTGGTACGTGATCCATGAGCACCGCACCGAGAAAAACGAAACGCTGATTTTTGGCAGCTACGGTGATTGGCGTACGGGCGACAGTAACAAGATCAAGGTCAAGGCTGGCCGTATGAGCCAGGAAGAACGCGACGTGATGCGCGCTCGTCAGGAGGAAGGCAAACGCCGCGCCGCCGAGATTGCCGCGAATGCCGCACGCCGTGCTGCCAATCGTGCATCTGGCCTGTTCAAGCGCATGCCGGAGAAGGGCCGTAGCGCCTACCTGGATCGTAAACAGATCGTCGGCATGGGCGTGCGTTACGCCCCGCGCTCCGGTGCTGTCTTGGTGCCGATGAGCAATGTGAGGGATCAGATCATCGGGCTGCAGGTCATCTACCCAGACAAGCAGCAGGACACTGGCCGCGACAAGTCCTATTGGCCTTATGGCATGTCCAAGGAAGGCGCCTTCCACCTGATTGGCCCGCACCCTGAACCGGGCGAGCCGGTACTGGTCTGTGAGGGCTACGCCACTGGCGCAAGCCTGCATATGGCCACCTCGTTGACGGTGGCCATCGCGTTTGACGCGGGTAATTTGAGCGTGGTGGCCAAGGCCATGCGCGAGCGTTTCCCGGGCCGCGCCCTGATTGTCTGCCGCGACGATGACTGGAAGACCAAACGCGCCAACGGCGAGCCCTGGAACCCGGGCGAAGAGAAGGGCAGCAACGCGGCCTTGATCGTTGGCGGTCAGGTGGTTGGTCCGGTCTTTTCGGGCGAGCGCGAGATCAAGTGGACCGACTTCAACGACCTGCATTGTGCCGAAGGGTTGGATGCTGTCCGCCGCCAGGTGTTGTCGGTTGTCCGCCCGCCGGCCGCAGGTGGCTGGAAAGACCAGCTGGCACGCACTGAAAACGGCTCGTTGATCGCCCATATGCAAAACGTCGAATTGATCTTGGGCAACGATGAACGCTGGGCTGGTGTGATCACTTTCAGCGCCTTCAGCTCCAAGATCGTCAAATTGCGCACGCCCCCGTATGGCGGCGGTACTGGGGACTGGGGCGACATCGACGACATCCGGGTGATGAAGTGGCTGGCCCAGCAATACAACCTGCGGGTCAAAGCTTCCAGCGTGATCGAGGCGGTCAGCGTTGTGGCCCATGACAACTCTTTTCACCCGGTGCGCAACTATCTGAACAATCTGGAATGGGACCGCGTGCCGCGTCTCGACACCTGGCTCAACACGGTCATGGGTGTGACCCAAAGCGGTTACAGCGCCAAGGTGGGCAAGCGCTGGATGATCTCGGCGGTAGCTCGGGTGATGCGCCCGGGCTGCAAGGCAGACTCGGTAATGATCCTTGAAGGCGGGCAGGGCGAAGGCAAGTCCACGGCCATGAGCATCCTCGGCGGTGACTGGTTTATGGATACGCCGTTTGCCCTGGGCGACAAGGACGGCTTTCAGGCCATCCGTGGCAAATGGATCATCGAGCTGGGCGAGTTGGATAGCTTCAACAAGGCTGAGAGCACCAAGGCCAAGCAGTTTTTCTCGGCGTCCATCGACACCTACCGCGAGAGCTACGGCCGCAGAACAAATGACGTGCCACGCCAGTGTGTTTTCGTGGGTACCACTAACCAGGACGAATACCTCAAGGACGCCACGGGCAACCGCCGGTATTGGCCGGTAGCCTGCACCAAGGTTGATCTGGAGCAACTGCGCGAGATCCGCGACCAGCTCTGGGCCGAAGCGATGTTTTGTTATGAGGCAGGCGATATCTGGTGGGTCAACCGCGATGAAACCGCGATGTTCTCCGAAGCCCAGGACGAGCGTTTTGTGGTGGATGAATGGGAAGGCCCGATCCTCAACTGGCTGGAAGAGTCGCAGATCGGCGAAACCACCAGCGGCAGTGAAGTGTTGGCCAGCGCGCTCAAACTCGACTTCGGCCACTGGGGCAAACCCGAGCAGATGCGCGTAGGCGCGATCATGCACCGGCTTGGATGGCGTCGCGTGCGCTTGCCAGCTCTGGCCAAGAGTGGTCAGCGTCCCTGGGCGTACAAGAAGCCTGATAACTGGGGTGGTCACTCAGCCCTGCAGGTGCAGAAGATCGAGGAACCTTGCTTTGATTAAGCATATCGACACCATGCTCAAGCTCTGGGCAGAGGATCTGCACAGCGCAGCACCCGAAGGCACTGGCAGCGGCAACATGATTGCCATGTTGATGGAAACCAAGGGCGAGCTGATACGCGGTACACGGGGCAGTCGGGTCCTGCTCGATGAGTCGGCCGACATTGAGTTGATCGTCAATAAACACCTGCCGCCGCAGTTGTCGGTGGTGGTACGCGAGCACTACTGCAACCACGACAGCTTCCTGTCGCAGAAGTACACCTACTGCGGTTGCAGTCGTGAAACCTACTACCAGCGTCTGCACGACGCGCACCTATGCATTGCTGGCTTGCTGATGGGGAAGGCTGCGTGATCCCCGGCACCACTCCAACCATCGTCCTTGTCTTGGCCCACCGCGTCCCACTGCTTTGCAAGGCAGTGGGTCACGCGCAGGCCGCGCCGTTACTGGGCTGTCCCACAGTCCCACCTGTAAATGCCCCTCGCCCATGTGAGCATAGCAGGCAGTAATACGCGCGTTTCACGCGCATGCGTGTTCTTAATAATCTTTCTATATACGAGGAAAAAGTAAAAGAAGTAGGACAGTGGGGCAGAGCCTTTTATTTAGGCACTTTCCTTTGTCCCACCTTGATCCAGAGCAGTGGGGCAGGGCAGACAACCGCCAAAAGCGCTAGCCGGGGTGATGTATTCGCCGACATTCCCCGGGCGTTCAGCTGCCTAACCCACTTATTCGCCGGTGGCATTAAAACTCGCTTGCTGCCACCGGAATCCACCTGTAAAAAGTAGTCATCTTCGATAGGTGCGACCGCAGAGAGCGGCTGACACCCACTACTAAACCCGGCCATTGCGCCGGGTTTTTTGCGTTTATGGATAGGGGGGAGCGATGGAGGTTCAGGTGCGGGACTCTACTGGCAAGTTGATTTGGTCGAGAAATACCGTAGGGGGCTTAACTTCGGCCTCCTACGGTAATAACGGCACCCTGACGAGCATTCTTAAGATGCTCGAATTGGCATTGCACCAATGCAAAGGTGAGTTAGCTGTTTCTGATGATGTTGATCGAGTGTGTGATGGTCGCGCTACCACCACCTATGTCGATGGTGATGTTCCAATAACCTGTACTTGGTGCCGCAATTCTAGCGGGGAGCATTTTGTAAAAACCCCCGAAGTACTCATGCCTCCCGCCCTGTTTGAATCTTGAAAAATTGGTATCAGTTGTAAGGCGAACATTGCATTGGTGCGAGCACTGCACCACTACAACATCACCTTCCTCTAAGTGCTCCCGTGTGTGCAAAAACTTCATGAATCATCCTGTTTAGTGTGATGGCACTTAGATATTAGCAGTGGGGTGTTTTTTCACTTAGCAGCACTGTAACGGCGTATTTCGCGGAGACCGCAATGACAACAGAGCAACAAGCGTTAGCTGATATGCCGATCTGGCTGGTGATTGCACTGTCCTTAGTCGGCGGTGTGTCGGGTGAGATGTGGCGAGCGGACAAGGACGGCGCCCGGGGGTGGTCGCTGGTACGGCGTCTGGCCTTGCGGTCAGGTGCCTGTATCGGGTGCGGGCTGTCCACGATGATGCTGCTGCATGCCAACGGCGTGTCGATCTGGGCGTCATCGGCGGTGGGCTGCCTCACGGCGATGGCCGGGGCGGACGTCGCCATCGGCCTTTACGAGCGCTGGGCCGCCAAGCGCCTCGGAGTTTGTGAAATTCCACCCCGCTCTGACCAATCAGAATAATTCTCGTCTCTCAAATCCTGCCGGGGACCCTGGGCATTTTCCACGGGTACGGGGCAGGAAACCCGCGGGAAATCGTTAGTGGCTGGGTTTCAAAGTTAGTTGACCACAGTTGACTGGTTGACCAGTTGACTAGGTATTGAAAGGGACGACCACATGGCGTTTTTGACACGTAAGGAATACGGCGAGCTGAAGGGTTGGTCCAAACAACACATCAGCAAGCTGATTCAAAATGATCGTCTGGTTTTGAATGAAGCAGGCCTTGTGGATGTTGACGCCAGTGAGCAGTTTCTGGCGATGACTCGTGACCCCAGCAAGGCTGGTGTGAGTGCTCGTCATGCTCAGGACAAGCAGGCCAGTGCTCCAGCTACTGCGCCGACTCACCCTCTGGCTAACACCTCGCTTCCGTCTATTCCTGACTACCAGCGTTCCCGGGCACGACGTGAACACGCTCAGGCGGAACAGATCGAAGCCCAGGTCCGAAAAGAAAACGGCTCCCTGGTGGAGGCGAGTGTGGTTGATAAGGCGGCCTTTGAAGCAGGCCGCATGCTGCGGGACCTTCTTCTCGGGCTGCCACCGCAGATTGCCTCTGAATTGGTTGCGATGACCGATCCCTGGGACATTGAAAAACACCTGACGGCCTCCATTCGCCGAACGCTTGAAGACGCTGAGCGCATGTCCCTCAGCGATCTATCTCGAGCCCTAACCAAGAGCTGACCTTATGCACTTTCCATACGCTGACGGAACGGAGGTTTACCGTTTGGCGTATTACCGTGGCTTGCGTCCAGACCCGGACCTTTGGGTTGATGAATGGGCCGACGAGTACATGCGCATTCCTCGCAGTGTCGGTGCGGCTGAGCCAGGTCAATATCGAACCGCTCGCACTCCATACGCCCGGGAGCCAATGCGTTGTCTGTCACCGGCTCACCCCTGCAAACGCGTGGTCACGATGGTGGCTTCGCAGTTGATGAAAACCCAGATAGCTTTGAACTGGATTGGCGCGCTGATCCACATGTCGCCGTCGAACATTCTGACTCTGCTCCCAACACTCAAACTCGCGTCGCGGGTTTCATCCCGGATAAGCAAGACCATCGACGCCACCCCCGTGCTGCGCGAAAGAGTGGCTGCGCCGAGATCGCGTGATGCCAAGAATACCCAGGACACCAAGGAATTTGAGGGCGGCACCCTGTATGCAGTGACTGCGGGCTCCGCAGCCAACCTTGCGGAGTTGGCTGCCCGGTTTATTTATGGTGATGAAATTGACCGTTGGGAGGTGGACGTAGGCAACGAAGGTGACCCGGTCAAACTCGCCGAAATTCGGGGCAGTACGTTTGGCAGGAAGGCCAAGTTCTACTTCTCAAGTTCACCGACGCTGAAAGGTGCTTCACGCATCGCGGATCTGTTTGCAATCAGCGACCAGCGTTACTACTACGTCCCATGTCCTCATTGCCGGCACATGCAAATTCTTGAATGGGAGAACCTCAAATACACGGAGGATTACAGCCGTATTGAGTACCTCTGCAGCGGCCCTGATTGCGGTGCGCTGATTGAAGAACACCACAAAGGCGAAATGTTGGCCCAGGGCGAGTGGCGTTCTCACGCTGAAGGGGATGGCGAAACCGTAGGGTTTCATCTCAATGCTCTATATGCGCCCCTGGGGTGGACCAGTTGGTTATCGATGGCCAAGGACTACGACGAGGCCATCGTGAAGCAGGCCAGTGGTGATCTGGAAGCCATGCAGGTGTTCTTCAATACACGGTTGGCCAAGGTCTGGGACAGTACTCAGGAGCAGACCAAGGCGAGCGTTCTTCAGGCCCGCGCCTTGCAGGAAGACTATGTCCTTGGTTCGGTACCGAAAGGTGCATTGATGCTCACGGCTTCGGTCGATGTGCAGGCCAACCGGCTTGAACTCATGGTGATGGGCTGGGGCGTGGGGTTAGAGCGCTGGATCATCGATCACCAAGTAATCATGGGTGATCCCTCAGATGATCGCACCTGGTCCGCGCTGGATGAAAAATTGAAGTCGCGTTATTGGCATCCCTGCGGCGTGGGCTTGTCGATTCTGGCGACGGCTATCGACACCGGGGGACACCACACAAATGAGGTGTACCAGTTCTGCCGCCTGCGTCGGTGGCGCAATGTTTTTGCAATCAAAGGTGCGAGCAAGCCTGGCAAACCACCCATTGCCCAGCGGCCTTCGATGGTCGATGTGACGTGGCGTGGCCAAACCGAACGTAACGGCGCCGAGCTTTGGATCGTCGGGACTGATACCGCCAAGGACTGGATCTATAACCGTTATCCGTTTGAAAGCGGTCCTGGTGCATTGCACTTTGCGAAAGATTTGCCCGATGATTTTTTTGCGCAGTGCGTGGCTGAGCGCCGAATGACACGTTACGTGAAAGGCAAGCCAGTCACCGAGTGGATCAAAGGCAAGTCCGAACGTAACGAAGCGTTGGACTTGATGGTTTATTGCCTGGCAATGGCCCATTACCTGGGGCTGGATCGCTACAAGGAGCGTGACTGGGATCGGGTGGCCCAGGCACTGGCTCAGGCTGAGTTGTTTGCCGAAAAAGTACCAGCAGCTGCTACGGTGGCGGATCAGCCGGTCATTGCAGCCGAGCCGGTAATGGATTCACCAGCCCTTGAACCTGCCATACCCGTAGTTCCAGCTCAACCAATCGCACGACCCCCTCAACGCCGCAGTTCAACCAGCGGCTATCTCAAGAGACGCTGACTATGTCCTTTACCCAAAAGCACCTCGACGCGGTTGAGTCGGCCATCGCGCGCGGCGAAAAAACCGTGCGCTACGCCGACCGCACCGTGGAGTACCGCACGGTGGATGAGCTGCTCAAGGCCCGCGACCAGATACGCACTTCGCTGGTCGCGTCGGCGGGGCCGCGCTCGAGGGTGATCCGGCTTTACCACGGAGGCAAGGGACTCTAATGGCACGCCAATACCCGACGCTGACCCGCAACGGCTTTTTGCTGCCGGAGCGGATCAAAGCCAGTTACGAAGGAGCCGGTGAAGGCAGGCGTTCGGCCAGTTGGGACGCGCCCGATATCGGCATCAACAGCATCAACACCCCGGCCTTGCGCAACCTGCGGTCCCGTTCGCGGGCGGCTGTGCGCAACGATCCGTACGCATTCAATGTTATCGACAAACGCGTCAGCAACTTGATCGGCACCGGCATTACCCCGCGACCCAAGATCGAGGACGACGCCCTGCGCAAACTGCAGCAGGAGCTGTGGGACGACTGGGTCGATGAATCAGACGCTGATGGCCTGACCGACTTTTACGGCCAACAGGCCTTGATTGCCCGAACCGTGGAAACAGCCGGTGAATGCTTTGTGCGTCTGCGACCACGGGGCCTGGACGAGGATCTGGCGGTACCGCTGCAGCTTCAGGTACTGGCTCCTGAGTTTGTGCCGCACGACAAATTCGAACCGGCCAAAAACGGCAACAGCATCCGCGCCGGGATTGAGTTCAACCCGGCTCACCAGCGGGTGGCCTATTGGATGTACCGCGTACACCCGCGTGATGCTTCGTCGTTGAACGCCGGTTACAACCAGTTGGTGCGGATACCGGCGGAACAGGTGCTGCATATCTTTGAACCGGTCGAGCCCGGCCAGTTGCGCGGGGTGCCACGTTTGGCACCGGTGCTCAAGCGTTTGCGCAGTCTGGACAACTACGACGATGCAGTGCTGTTTCGTCAGGAGGTGGCCAACCTGTTTGCCGGGTTCATCAGCCGGCCGCCGCCCGAAGCCTCACAGCAACCCCGCGATCCGATGACTGGTCAGCTGCTGAGCGAAGACCGCGACGGCTTCACGCCGATGGTCGCGCTGGAACCCGGCACCATGCAGGAACTGGGGCCGGGCGAGGAGGTGGAGTTTTCCAAACCGCCGGACGCGGGCAACAACTACCCGGACTTTATGCGTCAGCAATTGATGGCCGCTGCCGCCGGTACCGGCACGCCTTACGAGATCCTCACTGGCGACATGCGCGAGGTCAACGACCGGGCGTTGCGGGTCGTACTCAATGAGTTCCGCCGGCGACTGGAGCAACTGCAGTTCGGTGTGTACGTGCACCAGCTATGCCGCCCGGTCCGAGCGGCCTGGATGGACATGGCGGTGCTGGCTGGTCGCCTTAAGCTGGACGACTACGCGCAACGGCGTCGCGAATACCTGCGCACTCGCTGGGTACCGCAGGGCTGGGCCTATATCCAGCCAGTGCAGGACATTCAGGCGCGAATGATGGAGGTCAATGCGGGCTTTAACTCCCGCAGCGAAATGGTCCTGCGTTCGGGCTATGACGCCGAAACCGTCGACGCTGAGAACGCTGCCGATCAGGCCCGTGCCCGCGAGTTGGGCCTCAACTACAAAACGCTCGTCGACTTGCCCGAAGAGCCTGCCGACAAGGAGAAACCATGAACAGGCTACGCATTTTCAACAAGGCCGGTGACCCACCAGCCACGCAAAACAAACACTGGTACAGCCTGAAGGCCAGCGGCGAGGCTGAGACCCGCAGCATTGAGGTCTATGTCTACGGTGAGATCGGTACCTGGGGCATCACTGCCAACCAGTTTGTGCGTGACCTTGCAGCGCTCGATGACGGCGTGTCGCCAATTGTTGTGGCCTTTAACAGCATCGGCGGCGACCTGTTTGACGGTCTGGCCATTCACAACGCGCTGTCGCGGCTTGGCGAGCGTTGCACCGGCCGGGTTGATGCACTGGCAGCCAGCGCGGCAAGTGTTGCGGTGTGCGGGGCTCACAAGGTTGTGATCGCGTCCAATGCCATGCTGATGATTCATAACCCCTACACCTACGCATCCGGCGATGCCGAGGACTTGCGTAAGGTTGCCGCCGCGCTGGATCAGGCGCTGGAAGTCATCATTGCCGCCTACAAATCCAAAGCGCCGAACATTGATGAAGTCGAGCTGCGGCGCATGGTCAATGCCGAAACCTGGCTCACAGCGAGCGAGGCAGTGGCCTTGGGGCTGGCAGACGAAGTCGGCGCCGGTCTCACCGTCAAAGCCTGTCTGGGCCAGGGCAGTGTGCTGCAGCGTTTCCAGCACGCGCCGCAAGCATTGCTGGCTCAGCTGGATGAACCGCTCGACCCCGAGCCTACGCCAGAACCTGCCAAGCCAGAGCCTGAAAAGCCGCCCATCGTCGACTCGGCCAAGCTGGCCTTGCTGATCACCCAAAGCTGCAACGCAGCCGGGATCAGCAACCTGATCGAATCGTTGATCAGTAATACCAAACTGGCCGACGAAGCCACGGTCAACGCAGTGCTGACCAATGCCAAGAATGTGCGCGATCTGTGCGTGGCGGCGCGACTGCCTGAGTTCACTCAGCAATTCGTGGCTGCTGGGCTGACTGCCGAAGCGGTACGCGGTCGGCTGTTCGACAAGTTGGTCAGTGGCGGTGGGTTTGAAATCGATAACAGCCTGCCGATCAATGATGACCCAGCGCCGAAAATCCAAGCCAAACAGCCTGACACTAATGCGATCTACGCGGCCCGTCGCGCCGCCCAGACAGGGGTAAAAGCATGACCATTAAACAAGAGCCGATGCACGCGGGCGAATTTCTGCTGTCCGAAGGCGCCGGAAATATTTCCCGTGAAGCCATCAACGTGGCTGCTGGCCCGGCGCTGAACCCGGGCCAAGTGCTGGGACTGGTGACCGCCTCCGGTGAATTCGCACCGTATGTGCCGACCGCAGAAGACGGCACTCAAAACGCCGTCGCCATTCTGTTCGGCCCGTTGGGCGAGTCCGACATCGTGCGCCGTGGTCGCGCAGTGGTTCGCCTGGCTGAAGTCAGCGAGGCGCATTTGACCGGGCTTGATCCTGAAGGCGAGAAATCCTTGGCCGAGCACTTTGTGATCGTGCGCTAAGCCGACCATCCCTTTATCGCACCCCGCCATTGAGCGGGGTTTTTACATTCTGGAGAGTCCCCAATGGCCGACATCGCCATCTTTGACGACGAAGCGTTTTCTGTTTCGTCGCTCACCGCTGCTATCAACGAACAGCAATACCTGCCCGGGCGCCTGAGCAGCCTTGGCCTGTTTCAGGAAGAAGGCATCACCACCCTGACCGTGCAGATCGAAAAAGACGGCGACACCCTGGCTCTGGTACCGGCCGGTGAGCGCGGGACTTCGGGTCTGGTCGTGGGTGCCAGCAAGCGCACCTTGATCCCGTTCAACACCGTGCATTTGCCGGAGCGCTTCACCATCAAGGCGGATGAGATTCAGGGCATCCGGGCTTTCGGTACCCGCAGCGAGCTGCAGGCCGTGCAGGACGTGGTCAATGCACGCCTCCTGAAGGCCCGCCGCCAGTTGGACGTCACCCACGAGTTTCAGCGTATGGGTGCGTTGAATGGCCAGATTCTCGATGCTGACGGCACAACGGTGTTGCTCGATCTGTACAAACGCTTTGGCGTTCAACGGCAAAAAATGTCGATGGGTTTGACCATCGCGGACACAGACTTCCGCGTCAAATGCGGCGAAGCCCTGGACTTGCAGGAAGATGCACTGGGCAGCGTCACCAGCACCGGTGCCCGGGCGTTCTGCGGCAAGAATTTCTGGAACAAGATGATGGGACTCAAGGCGATCAAGGAGACCTACGTCAACTCGGCACAGGCTGCCGCGTTGCGTGGTGATGCCCGCGAGAGTTTCGAGTTCGGCGGCATTGTGTGGGAGCGCTATCGCGGCAAGGTCGCAAGCGTTGCCTTCGTCCACGACGACAAGGCACTGCTGGTCCCTGAAGGTGTTCCCGACCTCTACATCTCAGCCTTTGCCCCGGCCGACTACATGGAAACCGTCAACACTCAAGGTATTCCGTACTACAGCAAGATCGAGCCGATGCCGTTCAACAAGGGTATGGCCGGTGAAGCCCAGTCCAACCCGCTGCACATCTGCACCCGTCCACGCGCTCAGATCCTGCTGGAGCTGTAACGGTGGGCATTCGCGATCTAGTGGCCGACATCGACAGCGTGATCTTCGACGTGCTGGGCGATACCGGGCGCATCGAGGGTCGCGCCGAGCCGGTGCTGGGGATGTTCTCGGCACCGTGGAAACAGCCGCAGATTGGTCGCCTTAATACAGGCCTACGTGAGCCGCACTTTGTAGTGCGGGTCGCGGACTCCGATGGCCTGACTAAAGGGCTGCTTGTCACCATTGATCTGCCCGAGCTGGACGGTGGAGGCAACTACGACCTGCTGCAGCTGGAGCCCGGCGGCGATGGCCTGGTATCCCTTATCTTGAGGAAACGTGCATGAGCATTGGCAGCTTTAGTGAGAATCGGGCCAGTAGCGGGATGTTCAATATTCAGGTCTCGGCCGAGGATATGAAAGCATTTGCGGACTTGGCCACGTTGGTACCCAAAGCTGCTGCCAACGCGCAACGCCGCGCAATCAATAAAACCTTGGGTTGGCTCAGTACCCATATTGCAAGGGCCGTGGGCAAGCAGGAGCGGATCGCGGTCAAGGCGGTGCGGCAGCGTCTGCGCAGCTATCCAGTTGAAGGCGGGGGGAAAGCCCGCGGCAAACTCTGGTTCGGCATCAACCCGCTGGAAGCCAGCCGGTCAGGTCGGCCACGGCAGACCAAGGCCGGGGTATCGGTGGGCAGTCGTCGCTATCGCGGCGCTTTCTTCAAAAAGGTGTACGGCAACCAGGCAGATATCTGGATCCGTACAGCCAGTAAGCACTTTGATCGGGCCGATTACCCTGACAGTGAAGTCACTTCGCAGACTGGGGCCAGCTCCGGTTTTGTGGGGGAAAACAGCGATCGTTTCCCGTTGGCCAAGGCCAAGATTTCACTGGATTCAGTACGGCCACATTTTGAAGCCTGGAGCCGCAAGGCCGATGAGCGCCTGTTGCAGATCCTCCGGCAAGAAATGAACTTTGAACTGCAGAAATATCTGAAAGGGACGCGCCGTGTCTGAGCAGCCGTTTAGCCTCGACCTGTTGTATCAAGCCATCGAGCAGCACCTGCAGCAGTCGCTGGCAGGTATTCAGCTGGTCAGCTTCTGGCCTGATATCAAGCAGCATATCCCGCTGCCGGCAGTCTTTCTTGATATCGCAGAGATTGAGCCGGGCACCGATATTGGCACCGGGGAAAGCACCCTGAACTTCACCTTTGAAGCACGGGTGATTGTTGACGTGATCCGCGATCAGCACTACCAGCAGGCCATACATCTGGCCACGCAACTGGCGGTGTTGTTACGGGCTCAGACGTGGGGCCTGGCGATTGAGCCTGCCGAGTTCAAGCGTTCAACCCAGGACTGGACCCGGCCGGAGCTGGATGGCTACACGGTGTGGCTGGTTGAGTGGACACAGACGATTTACCTCGGAGAGAAGGAGTGGCCTTGGCCGGACGAGCCGCCCGGTTCGCTGACGTTCAAGGTCTATGTGGGTGAGGATGATCAGCCCGAGGTATTCCCATGAACCATGCGCTTTCTGAACATGACCGCATGATTGCCGGCATGATTAAGGATTGCTACGTGGTGGCCCTCGACCTGACCGTCAGACCACCAGTCTGTCGGGTGTCCGACGGGGAATGGATCAGTGCTTGGGTGCGCTGGCACAGTCAGGCAGCCGGCAAGGCGCGGCACTGGCGGGTGCCCAGCATGGGCGAGCAGGGCACTTTGCTCAGCCCGAGCGGTGACGTGTCGCAAGGCACCTTTGTGCCCGGCTTGTTTGGTGATGCCGGGTCAGCCCCGGATAACCGCGATCATGTCGAGCGCTGGCTGTTCGACGATGGCGGGTCGCTGACTTACGACTGGCAGGCCCACAGCTACAGTATCGAAGTGCCGACCGGTTTGGTGGATATCAAGGTGGGAAGTTCATCGGCGACCGTTACGGATAACGCCGTGGTGGTGACGTCCGGAGCGATCGCGCTCGATGGCGACGTCACGATTTATGGTGAGGTGCTGATCAATGGTGCGTTACGCGTAACGGGAAATATCAACAGCGGCGGTTCAATCATCGATACCACCGGTAATACGGCCAACCACAAGCATTGAGTGACCGAATATATCGATGACCAACCGTGGGGCCGATACTTGAAATAGACGGTCACTGACCTGTGTGTTTAGGAAGTCGCTTAAAGCTGCTTTAGGATTTCCTGAGTAATGGCTTCAAGGCCGGCTTCGGTAATTTTCTTCCATTCGGCATCAGTAACCACTTTCACCTTCTTACTGACCAGCGTTTTTACGGGGTGTTCAGGCGCACCAGGGGCTTTTATCTGCAACAACGACTTGTTGCTTAGTGCCTTATCGAGCACCCCCTCTGTTGCAGACCATGACCAGAACTCAATGATTTTCACTTTCACTTCACTGACATCCCGGGCACCTGGAGTACTAATTACCTCGTATCCAGCCTGCCGGTAAGCGCTGGCAACGGCATCACTCACCAGCTTTGAAACGGTTTTCCCTTCAGGCAACAGCACGTCGCCGATCGCCATATTGTAGTTATTGCGTTTACGTGCGATCGCCCGCTCGGTAATCGACTTATCGCCAATCTCGTCGTACTTCAGTGAAGGTATATCGAAGCTGGAAGGTTTTATCTCAAAACCTCGATCATCAACGGCGCTGATATAAACCTTCTTGCCATTGCTGGGGGCAGGAGTCTGTGTATTTCCAGGCGGCAAAACATCTACATCCACTTCTGCCCTGTTGGTGGCACAACCGGCTAACAGCACCAATGCCGCAACTGCCAAAATTCTGCGAACCATCTTCGTTACTCCCTTTTATATTTTGCCCTCACAGGCACGTCCAAAAGCTGGCCGAAAAAGAGTGTAGAAGACAAAACGCAGCTCAACCGCTCGACTGACTTATACGGTTGAGAGAGTAAATAACACGAAAGCAATCGGCTCTGACCTTAGCTTTTTGGTTGTTATCCCTTAACCCGCGTATCGCGGGTATTTTTTTGCCTGGAGAAAATGATGACGAACAAACCCGTCTCTATCGACAAGCCTGTCAGTCCGGTCGTTTACCGCGACCGGGCTTTTATTTCTCGCGTCTTGGTCATACGCGGCGGTCGGACGCTGCATGTCAGCGCTCACCACGTCGCGGCACAGGACACTGAAGCGCAGGCATTTCTTGATAAACACCCCGACCTAGAGCGTCTGCCGGAGTAGCCCCATGATCGGAATGGACCGCCACACCGGGCTGCCTATCTCGGGCCTTGATCACCTGCAGCAGTCCATTGAAGACATTTTGACCACACCGCTGGGGGCTCGGCTGATGCGGCCGGAGTACGGCAGCACGATACGACGCTTTGTCGACATGCCTGTTTCGGAGGGGTGGAAAAGCGCTGTTCAGGCTGAGGCCGCCCGGGCTTTGAAACGCTGGGAACCGCGCCTTGATTTGGCCCGGGTTCAAGTCCTGTCGGTCCTCAATGGGCGTATTACCTTTCGCCTGTCGGGCACCTATTTGGGCGATAGCGAACTACTGGAAGTGACTGTATGAGCACACTGGATCTGTCCCGACTCCCCGCACCGATTGTGCTGGAGCCGCTGGATTTTGAGGCGCTGTATCAGGAGGCACTGATCGACTTTCGCAGCTTGATGGGCAACAACTGGTCGGCGGCCCTGGAGTCTGATCCGGTCGTTAAACTGCTGGAAAAGCGCGCCTACGACAAGATGCTGGAGCGCGCCCGAATCAACGATGTGGCCAAGTCGCTGCTGTTGGCGTTTGCTCAAGGTAGCGATGTGGATCATCTGGCTGCCAACTACAACGTTAAGCGCCTGACGGTCGTTGAAGCTGACCCGAACGCGGTGCCGCCAATCGAGGCGCAGTATGAGTCGGATGACTCCCTGATCGAACGCACGTTGCTGGCTTTTGAGGGCATGTCGATCGCGGGGCCACGGGATGCGTATGTGTTTCATGCGCTGTCGGCGGATGGCCGGGTGGCCGATGCCCGGGCCAGCAGCCCTAGCCCGGCTACGGTACTGGTCAGCATCCTGAGCCGTCTTGGCGACGGTAAGGCGTCGGCGGATCTGCTGGAAAAGGTGCGGGTCGCGCTCAGTGATGAGGATGTGCGGCCGGTGGGTGATCGGCTTCTGGTGAAGTCGGCCGAGCTGATCGACTACCAGATTGAGGCGGTGCTGTACCTGTACCCGGGCCCGGAAATGGAACTGAGTCTGGCCGAGGCCAAAGCCTCGCTGGAGCGGTACGTGAACACGCAGCGCCGTCTGGGTCGGGATATTCGCGAATCAGCCATACATGCAGCGCTGCATGTGTCGCGGGTCCAGCGGGTCGAGCTGGTTCACCCGGCGGCGGATGTGGTCGTGCTGGATCATCAAGCCGCCAACTGCACTCAATTCAATGTGCGGATTGGTGGCACTGATGAGTGATTCCAGCCTGCTGCCATCCAATCTTACTCCGCTGGAGCAGGGGCTTGCGCAGCTGTCTACGGGCGACTTTGCGTTGCCTGACGTGCTGCGCCAAATGCACTCGGTCGATAGCTGCCCGGCCGAACTGCTGCCGTGGCTGGCCATCCAGCGCAGTGTCGACCGTTGGGACCCTGAGTGGTCTGAGGCGATCAAGCGCAAGGTGGTTAAGGATTCGTTTGAGGTCCACAAGCGCAAGGGCACCGTGGGCGCGCTGCGCCGGGTGGTCGAGCCGTTCGCTGAAATCATTGAGATCACTGAGTGGCATGAGCTGGAGCCGATGGGGCCGCCGGGCACATTCACGATGAGCCTGGCCCTGTTTGACAGTGGCCTCAGCGAAACCGCCATTGCTGAACTGGAGCGGATGATCAGTGATACCAAGCCGCTCAGTCGGCACCTGGTGGGCTTGAGCATCACGTATAGCCCGGACGGTACCTACTACATCGGCGCCGGTATTTCCTCGGGCGATGAGGTGGTTATTTCATCGCCGGAACTGTGGGCTGATGACCTTGACCTGATCTATCTGGAGCTGTTGGCCAACGACCTCAGTTACTTCAGCAACTTCACCCTACCTGATCTGATGAGGGTTCAATGAGTGAGTTAACGGATCGCCAACGCGCTGCCATCGAGATGTTCGAGGCGGCTGCGCAAACGGCGAGTGACATCGTAAACAAGCCAGCAGATGAGATCGTCGAAACCGGATCAGGCCCGTCTCCGACGTTGCTGGCTCTGGCCAAGATGATCACCGACTTGTCCGGCGGCCTGTTGCTGCCGCGCAAGAAGGTAACGCCATCAGCCGGCGCGGCGCTGGCTCTGGATGTGGCCTACACCGCCGGGGTGTCATTTTTTGACGTGACGCTGGATGAGCCGCAATGCGCGCTGAGCTTTCTCAACGCGGATGTGCCGGCCGGTTATACCTGGTCATTCACGGTGCGCCTGCGTCAGGGCACCGGGGCGAACAAGATCACATTCCCGGCCAACGTCCACTGGCCGAGCAAGCGTCCGCCGGTGCTGGCCTACGACGCCGGTGCCGCTGATGTGCTGACGTTCATGTCAGACGACAACGGCTGGCTGGGCTTTTCAGATGGGAGTTGGTTCGATGTTTCTTTCCCCGCTTAACAGTCGGCGCCTGATGAGCCAGAAAACCGGCCTGAACAATGCGCTGAGCATGATTGAAGGCCATCACCGGTTTCTCAAGCGCAGCACCGGCGACACAGACGATGCCACTCTGCAGCACTTCGCGCAGAACACGCAGGGGGTGCTGGCCAATAACCGGCACTTTATCGCGCACTCGCAGATGGAGTACCAGCCCAACGGCGACGGCACCACCGAGGGCCAAGCACTGCACATCCTTGGCTATGCCCATGCTTATCTGGCGACCAAGGATCAGCGCTATCTGGAGGCGGCGGTGTGGCACTGGGAGTCCTACGAAACGTATTTCTACAAGGGCCAGCCGATCCCTGAGACACCTCAGCGGCGCATTGCCAACTGGATCGTCAATTCAAAGGAACCGGTTCTGGCCAATTGGCCGATCGATCCTGTCGAGCCCACACACAGCGGCTTCAAGGGCGTGGCCTTTACTTTCACCAATGGCGCGCTGTCGATTCCCCACGGGGCCCCGCACTGGGGTGAGTACCTGGACAAGGCCACGTTTGCCTTTGATGGTGAATTGGCTTGGGGGGCGATCAATGCCACGGTGCAGGCCGTCAAAGCTGATGGTTCTGTCGATTGGGATATCAAAGGCGCCCAGTTCGATGTGGACTGGATCATTGCTTGTACTGGGCAAAAGATAAATTGGGACGGCGACGTATTGTCCGAGGGTCATCCGCTGGAGGAGCGCGGGCAAGTTCAGCTCAAAGACACGACGGTGAACGGGGAGCACAAATTCAATTACGCGACCCGCCAACCGGTGGAGCACGGCGGCTACCTGATCCCGCGTAATGCTGTGCAGCACAACCGACCGCTTCACGTGCCGCTGTTGGGCAGCGTCAACCAGATGGGCAACGCTGCAGACGGCGAGCAGTGGTACATGGATGCCTGCTACTTGTTGTGGCGCATCACCAGCGAGCCCCGTTACAAGAAGGCGATGGATGCTTGCCGCTTTACCGCGATTGAGTACACGCAGATCGATTCAAGCGACCGCTTTTTTCGACAGAGCCGTGCTGAGCTCACGCCTTACACCGACGGCATCGCCTACCAGTTCACCTATCCGAGTGAGGTTGAGCCGGTGCTGGCTCGCGACTCGATGGGGTACATCACGGTCGACTGTGAGACAGCCGCGCAAGTCTCGCTGGAGCAGCAAGCGGTGTGGTTTCGGATCACTCCGGACTCGCTGGTAAGAACTTGTTACGGCGGCGTTGATGACAACAACGCCCCGCTGAATGCCAAGGTCGAGCTGGTTGTTTCGCCGAACAAGGATGAGGGCAGTGGGATCAAGTACGGCTGTGCGCTGCCCAAGTCAGTGTCCAACGTCGAGGTGGTGACGCATGACATCCCGCTCAGTAGCTTTACCCGGTTGAGCAAGGATGATGGGAGCGAGTACATCATGGCTGACCTGCGCGCTATCTCTCACTCGGACGATATCGTTTCTGAGGAAGGCTATGAGCCGGGCATTGTCGAGGGGCATGGCGGCAACGTGGTCAGCTCGTTTTTCCCGACGGATGCCGGCTGGTACAGCATCGGGCACTGGTTGTTACCGACCGAGAAAGCCCCTCTGCAGAGCATCACCTATCGTGCTGACGGCAATTTCAATCTGCGTATTGTCGACGCGGACGGGTGGCGTTGGTGGTGGATGTTGCCGGCAACGGCAGGTGCCTGGGTGACGCTGGTGATCAATCCTGAAGACGCCACGCTGTCGGGCTATCAACCCGGGGCGGCAGATCGTCCAGAGCCGAGCGCGCCGGTTTATGGAGAGGTGGATGAATTCTCAATCCTGATGGATGACAGTTCCAGCACCAACCTGACGTTTTCCTATTACTGCATCAATGACTTGCCACCGGCCTTTGCGGCCGGGGATGGCTACACCCTGAACTACCGGTTAACGATCAAGGGGCAGACCAAGTTCCGCGCCCTGGTGGGAGATTGCACCATTCTGCAGTACCGGGACGACTCACTGGCGTATTGCCCCGGGGTGATTCCGTTTTCAAACATCTACTCGGAGGGGGCGGACCAGATCGGGGCATGGCACGGGATGCCGTACCCGGGTTATCAGTACCCGTTCATTTATTGCATCGACCCGCTCAATGAACACGGTGCTCGGCTCAATCAAATGGTTGAGTTCCTGTATGACTCGCAGCAGTGGTACCAGCAGAAGTTTGGCCAGCTTGGCCCCGGCGCTTCGGCTTACGTGTGGAACCGTTGGGACAATTACAAGTATGGCGACCCGGACACCTGGACCATGCATCACTGGGGCGACGGCACCGCCTGGAGCGGCTACCAGTCCCGGGCAATGATGGGGGCATGCCGGGCATGGTACGAGCTGGTCAGTCAGGGCCGGGCGGTACCGCCGAAGCTGAAGTCGTACGCCGAAAACTGGCTGACCTGGTTGATCCAGTTTGTGAAGTCCACCGGCGGAATCTTGCCCACGGATTTTCCCATGACTGAACTGCCAAAGCCTGTACCGGATGACTTCACCGGTCACATGACCGGGCTGTGGTTGGCGGGAGCGTGTCTGGCGGGGTTGGCCGGCTCGCAGGTCAAGGATCTGGATTACCTGATTGAGGCCTGTGTGACTGAGCTGCAGAACAACTATGTAGTGACGCCGGTACCGGGCCAGCCCATGAATGGCTGTTGGTCGCCGGCAGTACGGCTGGGCACCGATAACGGCATGTTCTTCGGCTTTTGGGCCGGGGAGATTCTGCGCGGGCTGAGCCTGTACGTCCTGTATCGCAACCTCGGCCCCGGGGCGAATATCTACGGCGCTCCAATGCCGGTGTAACTCAACCAATTAGGCGCATTCATGGCAGAGCAAAACACGCTGTATATCGCCATGCTGACGGATGTCGGCGCGGCGCAGCAGGCCAAGGCGATTGCTAACGGCACGCCTTGGAACATCACCCATATGGGCGTTGGTGACGGTAACGGCGTCACGCCGCTGCCGTCGAGACTGCAGAAAAAACTGGTCCACGAAAATGTGCGGATGAAGTTGAACCGTCTGACGGTACGAGCAGACAAGCCGGTGATTGTTGCCGAGCTGATTCTGCCGTCAGACATTGGTGGTTGGTGGGTGCGCGAGGTTGGGCTGTACGACTCAACCGGCGCCCTGGTGGCGGTGGCCAGTTACCCGGCCACCTACAAGCCGACGCTGGCTCAAGGCACCGGGCGCACTCAAGGTATCCGTCTGCAGATCCTTGTCAGCAGCACGGCCAATATCACGATTCAGGATGACCCAACGCTGGTCATGGCCACCGTCAACACCGTGCGTGAGGAAATCGCCAAGGGTGAGGCGGCCAGCGCGGTGAAGCTGAAGACTGCGCGCAAAATTGCGGTGACGGGCGATGCCACGGGTGATGCTTCATTTGATGGGTCTGCCAATGCCAGCATTGCCCTGACGCTTGCGGATTCGGGTGTGTTCGCGGGTACTTACAGCAAGGTCACGGTCAATGCAAAAGGGTTAGTGACGGGAGTGCACTCGCTCATTCAGGGGGATATTCCGGCGCTTGATGCCAGCAAGATCACCTCCGGGACGCTGAGCCGGCCAACCTCCGGCAATGCCGGCTCAGCCACCAAGCTGCAGACCGGTCGAGCATGGACCTTCAGCGGCGCTGCAACGGGCATGGGCTGGTTTGACGGTAGCGGCGACGTCAATGTGCAGCTGGCCCTGGCCAATTCGGGTATATCGGCAGGTACATACAGCAAGGTCACAGTAAACGCCAAAGGGTTGGTGACGGGGGCGCAATCACTCATACAGGGCGATATTCCGGCGCTCGATGCCAGCAAGATCACCAGCGGTACGCTGAGCAGGCCAACTTCTGGCAATGCCGGCACAGCCACCAAGTTGCAAACCGGCCGAGCGCTGACGTTCAACGGCGCAGCAACAGGCATGGGTTGGTTCGACGGTAGCGGCGATGTCAACGTTCAGCTGGTCTTGGCCGGGCTTGATGTGAGCAAGTTGATTAGCGGCACTTTGCCGGTCGCGCGTGGAGGTACGGGTGGGAACACCCCAGCAGCAGCGCGATCAAGCCTGGGAGCGGGTGTCCCGTCGACCTTGTACCACGACCCCAATGGCTACTGGTGGGATAAGGACACCGGCCTGTTTGTTCAGTGGGGCAACAGGTTTTTTGGCGACATGCCGGGGGGCAAGTGGAACGTCCAGTTCAACTTTAGATACGAGTTTGATACCGCGCCCTTCATTGTCATACCGGTGATTATGGAGCATCCAAACTCACCCGACCCAGCGTCACACATCACTTGCGCGATCGCAGAAAATTCAATGTCGACGTCGGGATTCATTACCAGTTTTACCGAATACGTCAGTGCTGCGCAGAACTTCGGCGTGCGCTGGATTGCTGTCGGCTATCGCGTCAAACCTATTTAAACCCCCAGCTCGAACGCTGTAACGCAACCGCCCATTGGCGGTTTTTTTGTTTCTATGGAGAAAGCCATGAGCTCTACCGACTTCTTTCACGGTATTACGGTGTCGCTGGTCGAGACCGGTGCCCGCATTATTTCCCTGCCTTCGTCCTCGATCATCGGCATCGTCGACACCTTCACCCCGGGGCTGGGCCTGGTGGCTTCCGACGTGCCCACCTTGCTGACCCGTGAGAGTGAAGCCGTGGCCGCATTCGGTGCCGATTCGGCGATCACCCGGGCATGCAAGGCCATTCTCAACCAGTCAGCGGCTGCGATCGTGGCCGTGGGTGTGCCGGCTGATACCGAGGCGGCCGTGCTAACCAGTGCCGTGATTGGCGGCGTGGCAGCCGATGGCAAGCGTACCGGCCTGCAGGCCCTGCTGGACGGCAAGAGCCTGTTCAACCTGCAGCCGCGGTTGATCATTGCGCCCAAGCACAGCGCCACTGAAGCGGTGGCCACCGCGATGGATGTGCTCGCCGGCAAGCTGAAAGCCATCGGCATCATTGACGGGCCTAACACCACCGATGAGGCCGCTATCACCTACGCCGACAACTTCGGCTCCAAGCGCCTGTACATGGTCGATCCAGCGGTCAAGCAGTGGAGCACCGGCGCGAATGCCGATGTGTCGGTGCCGGGTTCTGCGATCGCTGCAGGTCTGTTTGCACAGACGGACTCACGCTTTGGTTTCTGGGCCTCGCCGTCGAACAAAGAGATTGCCGGCATCACCGGCACCGTGCGCCCGATCGAGTACCTGGACGGCGACAAGACGTGCCGCGCCAACCTGCTCAACGGCGCACACATCACCACAATTATTCGTGACGGCGGTTATCGCTTGTGGGGCAACCGCACCCTGTCGAGTGATGCCAAGTGGTCGTTTGTCACCCGGGTGCGTACCACCGACATGGTGATGGACGCGATTCAGGCGGGCATGAAATGGGCGGTCGACCGGGGCATCACCAAGACCTACGTCAAGGACGTCACCGAGACGATTAACGCCTTTATGCGTGACCTGAAGGCACAGGGCGCGGTGATCAACTTTGAGGTCTATCCCGACCTTGAGAAGACCACGGCCAGCCAGATCGAGCAGGGCAAGGTGTTCTGGATCATTCGCTTTACCGATGTTCCGCCGGCGGAAAACCCGATTTTCCAAATTGAGGTCACTAACCAGTGGCTGACCGAAGTTCTGGAAGCCTAAGGAGGCGCTCAATGATTCCGCAAACCCTGTTTAACACCAACATGTTCGTGGACGGCATGAGCCTTCAGGGCGACGTGCCGAGCCTGAGCCTGCCCAAGCTGACGGTGAAAACCGAAGAATATCGCGGCGGCGGCATGGATGCGCCGGTGGGCGTGGACATGGGGCTGGAGAAGCTGGAGGCCAGTTTCAGCACCAACGGCATCCGCAAGGAGGTGCTGAAGTACTTCGGCGCCTTTGACCAGACCAGCTTTAACGCTTCCTTTCGCGGGGCCTTCAAGGGCCACAAGGGTGCGACCACTGGCGCGGTGGCCACCTTGCGTGGCGGATTGCGTGAGGTCGATCCGGGCGAGTGGGCGCCGGGCGCCAAGGCCGAGTTCAAGTACGCCGTGGACGTCACCTACTACAAGCTCGAAATCGACGGGCGCGTGATGTTTGAAATCGATCCGATCAACTCCGTGCGCATCATCGATGGCGTGGACCAACTGGCTGACGTGCGCAACGTCCTGGGCCTCTAAGGAACAATGAAAATGACCACTATCAAAAAACTGCCGAGCTGGCTGGAACTGACCGAGGAAGGCGCCACCATCACCTTGCGCAAGGCCGTCGAAATCAACCAGATCAAGGTCAACCGGCTGAGCCTGCGAGCCCCCACCGTTAAGGATGTACAGCAGGCCACCGTCCAGTCCGGTGGTGACGCCGAGAAGCGCGAACTGATCCTGTTCGCGTCCCTGACTCAAGCCGGCGACAAGGACATCGCCGGCATGACCGTCGTGGACTACAACCGCCTACAGGCCGGTTATTTTCGCCTGGTCGAAGATGATGAGCCTTACCCCTACAACGATTAAAGCGGCGGCCAAGCATCTGGCCCGGGAGTTTCATTTCTCGGCCAGTGAGATCGAGGCCATGCCGTTTAACCGCATGTTGTGGTGGCTCACGGATTGAGCCGCCCCCTCCGTTACGCGTAACAGGGCATTCCTATGGCAAACAAAATGGCGCTCGGCCTTGTTATCGGCGGCGCGGTCAGCTCGACCGTGGGCGCTGCATTCAAGGACGTGGAAAGCCGCGTTAAAAAGCTCAGTGAGCAAGGCAAGAAAGCCCGGGTACTGCAGAGCACGATTGGCGAAACCATGCGCCTGCGTGACGAGTGGCGTAAGTCTCACGCTGCAGGTGAGAAAGGTGCGCAAGCGCTGCTAAACCGGCTGGAGCGAAACCTGGGTGTGCTGCGCAAGGAGGGCATCGAGGTCGGGCGGTTGGCCAGGGAGTACGACCGCCTGGGTCGTGCCGGGCGCAGTGCTGAACTGAAGGCCAAAGGCTTTGGCCAGATCGATCAGGGCAAGAAGCAGGTACGCGCCGGTGTGGCGCAGGGGGTTGTGGCCACGGGCATGGTGGCGGTTACGGCCAAGGTCAGTGCGGATTATCAAGCGATCATCCGCGACATTGCGATCAAGGCCGGTGTGGCCCGATCGGCTCAAGAAGGCGAGATGTCGCGCAGCATCATTCAGACGTCGAATGACGTCGGGATGGGCCGCAACGAAGTGGCCGATGTGGTCAACCAGTTGGTCGGTGCCGGCATGGAGCTAAAGCAGGCGATGGCGTTTGCGCCGGTGGCGGCCAAGTTCGTCGTGGGCCAAGGATCGTCTGGTGTCGACACGGCCAAGATGATTCAGGCGCTGCAGAGTAATGCCAACATCACCGACCCCAAGGTGCTGGAGAAGGCGTTGGAGGCGGTGGCCTTCCAAGGGCAGGCTGGCAGCTTTGAAGCCAGCGACATGGCGCGCTGGTTCCCGCAACTGCTCGCGAGCATGCAGAAACAGGGCATCACCGGCATGGATGCCGTCACGCAACTGGGCGCGATGCTCCAGGTGCAGATGAAAACGGCTGGCACCTCTGACGAAGCGGCCAACAACCTCAAGAACTGGATGGAAAAGATCGGTTCTGGCGAAGTGGTGGACGCCTACAAGAAGGCCGGCATTGATTATCAGGGCTCGCTCAACACTGGTATTCAGGGGGGCATGTCCACGCTGGAGGCCAGTTTCGGCTTGGCCAAGCGGTACATCGAAGCCACCGACCCGAAGAAAGCCGCGAAGATGGCTGAGGCCACGGCCCAGATCAGCAAGGAAGCCAACCCGGAAAAAGCTAAGGCCATGCTCAGCAGTTTGGAGCAGGCGTTGCGCACCGGCGATATTTTCGCCGACATGCAAGTCAAGTCAGCGCTGACGGCCTATGTGCAAAACAAGGCGTTGTATGAGCAGTTGAAAAACGAGGCGGCCGGCGCCTCGGGCATCCTCGACAAAAACCTGTCGGAACGCCGTGACACCTCGTCTCAGAAATGGGCCGAGACGATTCAGGCGGGTAACGACGCCATGCGCAGCGTGGGCGATGCCATTCGGCCAGTCACGGATGCGCTGGCCACCGGGCTGACCACGGTGGTCAAGGGCATCACCAAGCTATCTGACGAGTCGCCCAAGCTGGTGATGGGCCTTACGGCGCTGGCCACCGGTGCCAGTGTCGTGACCAGTCTGCTGGGTGCGCTCAAGATCGGCCGGGGTCTGGTCAATCTGGCCCGGGGCGGATTGGGTGGCCGTGGCGGTGCAGGTCGCGCCGGTGTGCAATCGGTATTTGTCACCAACGCCAAGGACGCGCTGGGCGGCGGTGACGATGACGGGGAGGGCAAGGGGGACGCGGTCAAGTCGCTGGTCTCGGCGGGCCTCAGTGCGCTGCTGGGTCGCAAGGATGAAGACAAGGAAGGTGAGGGCGCCCCCGATACCAAGCTGGACCCGGTCGAAACCGGCCTGAAGCTGCTCGATGTGATCCGGGAGGCCAAAGGCGGAGACGATGAGACCGGGCCTGACCACACGCAAAAAGTGTTTGTGGTCAACGCCCGGGAAATCGGCGGCGGGGGGCCGGGCGGCGGAGGTCGTGGTGGCCGTCGATCGCGCCGCCGAGGTCCGCCACGTCCGCCGGCACCGCCACCTGTGCCGCCGCGCTTGGGCGCTCGGTTGATGAGCGCCGTGGGGACCCTCGGCAAGGTGAGTAAAGCCATTCCGGCAGGGACGGTGTTTGAGGCGGGTATCAAGGCCTTTGACACCTTCACCACGGCCAAGACGGCCGAAGAAAAGGCAGATGGCTACGGTGGCGCTGCAGGCGGCTTAGCCGGCTCTTTGGCCGGAGCTGCAGCCGGCGCCGCGATCGGTTCCGTGGTTCCGATCATTGGCACGGCGATGGGTGGGCTGGTTGGCGCGTTCCTGGGCGGCATGGGCGGTGATGCTGTGGGTGGCATGTTCGGCAAAACGTCGTTTGCCAAGTCGCTGTTCGGCACTGATGCAGAGCCGGGTGATGTGGTGCGCTCGATGCAGGCAGGTAGCCCGAAAGCCCCGACGCCGTTGGTGATCAAGGCTGAGTCCAAGCCAGCAATGGTGGAGCAAAAGTTCACCTTTGCACCGCATATGCCCATTACGGTGGAGGGTGATGTGAAAGATCCGGCCGACCTGATGCGTCAGTTACAACCCATGATGCAGGGCCAGTTGAATGACTTCGCCCGGCAGATGGAAGACAGCGCCCGCCGGGCCAATGACCGCAAGTTATACGACGCCCCACATATCGGGTAAGGAGGTGATATGCCCTATATGGAGCAGATGCAAAGCACGGTCAGTTACTTGGCTACGGCGGGGGAGGCAGGTCGAAAAAGCCTCGACGGCATGATGGGGCCAGTGAATGGGGCTATCAGTGAAATGACCGGCGCCGCCTCGGAGCTGGAGACGTTGCCGGTGATTGGCCCGATGGTTGGGGAAAAGCTGCAGCGTGTGATGCGGGGGGTAAGTACCGCCCAGGCCAAGGTGGGCAGGGTGGTAGCGGTTTACAGCCAAGCCACCCGCGCCGCCTCGCAGATCGAGCAGCGGCTGGAGGTGCTGGGTGAGCAGGCTACCCGGGCCAAAAACGCGATTAATCAGATTGCCGGCAAGATCAATCCCGCGCTTGGTAACATTCTGCCGACTAGCATTTTTGCGACGGATACCACCCCCGCAGTGGAGGCGGTGAAGCCGTTCCCCCACCTGCTAATCATGCAGCCGCATAAGCATGAGGCGCCGCCGTACTACTTCAACCTGGACACGGCGGCCTTCGATGAGTTGAGTCGACAGAGCAGCTTTCGTTGGGCTTCTCAGGAGCGCCTGACGCGTCGGCCGGCGCAGCAGTCGGTGGGTATGGGTGAGGAAAAAATGACCCTCAAAGGCTCGATTTTCCCGGGCCACCGGGGCGGCTTAAAGCAACTGGACACTCTGCGTAGCATTGGTGGCTTGCTGCTGCCCATTGGGCTGACCACGGGTTATGGCCACGTCCTGGGGGACTGGTGTCTGACCTCGATCAGCGAGGATCAAAGCGCCTTGCTGCAGGGCGGTATCCCGCGTAAGCAGGGCTTTAGTTTGGAGTTCGTCCGTTATGGCGAAGACCTGCAGAACACTTGATGGCGACAAGCTCTACACCATTTGCCACAACGCCTATGGGCACCTCAACGGCAGCGTGGAGGCGGTGCTGGAGGCCAACCCCGGGCTGGCCGCCGAGCCTGAGCCGTATCGCGGCGGCGTGCTGATCGTGTTGCCGGACTTGGCGCTGGCCAGCGATGAGCAGGCCGTCCAGCTCTGGAGCTGATCGTTACGCGTAACGCGCCTTAAAACCTGAGCCCCGCCTTTGTGCGGGGCTTTTTTGTGGGAGCTGGATATGACGCCCGTTTTTCGCATCGTCGCCGATGGCAGCGATATCACCCGCATGATCAATGACCGGCTGTTGCTGTTGCGCACCTCGGACAAGCCCGGGATGGAGTCGGACGAGTTTGAGTTGCGAATCGATGACCGTGACGGTGCCGTAACGCTGCCGGCACGGGGTGCCAGCATCGAAATCTATCTGGGCTATGCCGGGTCGACCTTGTCCCGGGAGGGTCGCTATGTGGTTGATGAGGTCGAGGTGTCCGGCCCTCCGGATACGCTGGTTATTCGCGGAAAGGCCAGCGACATGCGCGGCAGTGGCAAGACCACCCGCAGCGGTAGCTGGGAGGGCGACAGCTTGGCCACCATCGTCAGCACCGTGGCGCGACGTAACGGCTGGGAGCCGGCCTGCACGGTGGCCACGATCGTGCCCCGGGCTGACCAGTTGGGCGAGTCGGACTTTAATTTCATCACCCGACTGGCTCGGCAGCACGACTGCACAGCCAAAGTCGCGGGCGGCAAGCTGATCGTCATGCCGCGACAGGGCAGCGTTACGGCGAGCGGCAAGACACTGGGCGTCGTCACCATCAATAAATCGGACGTCAGCCGTTACAGCTTTCGGCTGGGCGATCGTTCGACCCACAAGGCCGTCAGCACCAAGTACCAGGACAAGGCCACCGGCAAACTGGCGGTGGTGAATCTGAACAACGACGACTCTCCGGACGGACTGCCTCCGGTGCATACCGATCGGCATGTCCACCCGAACAAGACCGCCGCCGAGCAGGCCGCCAAGGCACGCTTGGCCGCATTCAACCGCTCGACTGCAGGCGTACGGCTGGAAATGCCCGGTCGTTCCGATCTGTTCGCAGAACGGATGATCAACGCACAGGGGTTCAAGGACGGGCTCGATGGCGAGTATCTGGTGGACTCCAAGGAGCAGGTGTTCACTCAGTCTGGCTGGTCGACGACGATCGAGTGCAACGCCGGCAAGAAGGGCAAGGCCAAGGTTAAAGGAAAGAAACCTGAGAAGACCCTGAAAGTCGTTCAACTCTAACCCGCACAAACCCACCCCCGGCCCGCCTTGTGCGGGCTTTTTCGTAAGGGCAACTTATGTCGATTACCCAGCAACAACTCCTGCAGATCCTTCCCAACGCCGGCCCAGTTGCCGGCGTTTTTGTGCCGGTACTCAATGCCGCGATGGTGCATTACCAGATCATCGGCCCCAAGCGCGTAGCCGCGTTTATCGCCCAGATTGGACACGAGTCCGGCCAGCTCAAATACGTCAAAGAAATCTGGGGCCCAACGGCCGCCCAAGCCAAATACGAAGGCCGCAAAGACCTTGGCAACACCGCTGCCGGCGACGGCTCCAAGTACCGAGGGCGCGGCCTGATCCAGATCACCGGCCGGGCCAACTACATTGCCTGCGGCGAAGGGCTGGGCCTTGACCTGGTCAAGCAGCCCGAGCTGCTGGAAGAACCACAGCACGCCTGCATGTCAGCGGCATGGTTCTGGGTGACCAAGGGACTGAACACCCTGGCTGATGCTGGCCAATTCGACAAAATCACCCGACGCATCAATGGTGGCCAGAATGGCGCGGCCGATCGGCAGGCGCTGTACGCCCGGGCGTTCAAGGTGTTGGCGTGAAGATCGATGCGGTGAAGTGGGGCGGGGTGCTGCTGGTCTGCCTTGCCCTGATGGCTGGCAGCGCGTGGGCCGCATGGGCGTGGCAGGCCAACGCCTACGGCCAGCAACTGGCTGCCCAGGAAGCTGCCTACCAAACCGAGCGCACCCATCTGGCCAATGCCAACTCTGCGCAAATCCTGGTGGAGCAGGGCAAGGGCTTCGCCCTGGAGCAATGGCTGGCAGCCAGTGACCAATCCCACTACCGAGCCCAGACCGATGAGAAAACCAAACAAGCACGTCTGCGTGATCGCCTTGCTACTGCTGATCTGCGGCTGTCAGTCTAACTCGACGCCACCGCCGCAACTGGTTGTGACGCAGTGCAACCCACCACCAGTGCCGGCGGCGTGGTTTATGGCTCCCATAGAGCCCAACTTGACCCAGAGCATGCTCAATGAATTATCGGAATCACCGGCGACGGCGATCAAGGATTGATCGCGCTGCAGGCCTGTCAGGATTACGCTAAAGAAGTTTCATTCATGACTAAGAGGCGCTAATCATCATAGGTGTATGATGAGAATCAAGTATCGACCCGAAGCATCTATTGGCCAAAGTAATCTTGCAAACATCCTCACAGAAGTATTCTCATTCATAGCTAATGTTTACGGTCGGTATTTTTCAGTGCAGCTTTCACCCAATTTTCTTAATGAGATCGTAAATTTTTAAAGTCTGAAAATTTAAATCTTCTTCGATTATAATTGAGGCTTCCTGCCAAACTCCAGTAGCATAGCTCTCAGAAATTTTGAGCTGCTCAAATCTCCATTTTCTCTCAGCATTCCACCATGGAGAGTCCACTAAGTAATTTACCTTTGCGCTCTCGAAATAAAAGCTAATCCATGAAAGCTGGTTATAAGGGATTTTGAGCTTAGCTCCCGCACGCTGAATAGCAGCCCTGCCCTGCGGCGTATGCTTGTCAATAGCGACCCAAATAGGGAAGTTGCAATTAAAATTTGAGGTGGAAGAATCTACCTTAGAAATAGGCGACATCGCAAGGTAGGAAGCTGCTATACAGAACGCCTTGTCCCATTGCCAGCTTGCACGTTTTAAAAGTAACCTGGCTGAAACTACAACTGCCTTTTGCTCAGAGCTTAAATGTTTACTTTCCACCCAGTTGAAAAAAGCATCTGGCCGCTCCAGGCCTGCTGCTACAACCCTAACTGCCAAGCTGTCTGGAGAGTCCGTTGCAGCACGTCTATTACCGCTGAAATATTCATAAGCCAGGCTTCCTAAACCTGATGCGTCTTTGTTTTTTCTATGCCTTGCAACTTCTTTTAATACTTCTATAGTTGGTGTGCCGGGATTTGTGGTGCGCGCCAGTGGCCAGCATTCTTCAAATAAAATTATATTGGCTCGAGTTTTAAGCCACTTTGAGTCTCCATGTTCAGCGAGAGCCAAGGCGACTTTTTCAGTTAGCTCTACATATCCGCGACGTACCGATTTCTGCAAAAGAGAACGGAAAATCGCTTTAGGAAAATCGATGCCAAAAGAGGAGTTAAGGCTTATCATGTAGAAAACATTGTTGAGGTCAGCCAATTGTTTTCGTAGTTTTCTTTGCACTTGCACCATTGCGCACACTGTCTGCGAGTAATCTGTCGGTTTGTAAGTATTGAGATTTCCTCTTTGGCTTTTGTGAACTCTCTACTAGGGCCTTCATCCATCATAGGATCGTCTATGACTATACCTAGAAAATTGTCATCGAACGGAATAATTCCGTGATTTGTTTGTAGTGTGATCATCTGGTCGAAATTGCCTACGTCCCAGCTAGCATCCAAATCCTCGACACTTGTAAAGTAGCGCTGTTCAACTGGAGTAGTGATTTTCCATTTTGAGGGGTTTGTTTTAGTAATCAGTACCCCAGATGCTGAAAGTATGAACTTTGTGTCAAGCAAGAAAAGAATGGGGCCGTAATGGTTTCGACGTGATGCTCTGCGATGGATATCTACCGTATCAAGAAAAATATCGTCCCAAACACCTAGGCTTTTATCTAAGTCATCTGTGTACTGCATCGTCTGGGCAAGCCCGGATCCTTCAACACGCTTCCTAGATGCAAGGCCGTTTAGTTTTAGTAAACTTATACTAGTTGCTAGCGAGTTGGCGTGGAAAAATTGTGACATGCCTTTTTTTCTTGCTACTTCGTAAACTTCTTCTACTAACATAACCTTGCTGCTCTTATGAGGTTTTTCATTAAGTACACCAGAGTTTTATAACGATGGCAAATAAGCAGTTTGGCAAAATCACTAGTAACGGCTAGTTTTTTGTCTAGGGAGGACTGCTTAGTACCCCGTGTTTCGGCGCTCCTACCGTATTTGCTCGAATGGAGTGTGGCCGAAGGTGAGGGTTGTTGGCATAATAGCGTCCTGCAGTCGGTGCAGCCACAGCGCCGAAAAAAAAGCTCATGTTTTCAAGGAGATCCCAATTGACCTCGATGCAAGAAACCCCTTTCCCAGTCACTGCAGAACCGAGGTCGGTGTGGACCAGTCTTCTAAATGCGAATCGTCGAAAAAAAAGCGATGCAGGTAACGAAACGCCTGAAGCCAGTTCAGGTAGTGGCAGAGTGGAGCTCCGCACGGAAATTGAACGCGATTTCGACCGCATTTTGTTTTGTGCTCCCGTCCGACGAATGGCTGACAAGACCCAAGTGTTTCCGCTTGATAGAAACGACAGCGTCCGGAATAGATTGACGCATTCGCACGAGGTTTCAAACCTTGCCCGCAGTTTTGGCACCACCTTGGTATACTCAAACAATATTGCAAGTGAAGTTTCCACCGCAGTAAGAGATATCCCGTCGCTTCTTGCAGCAGTAGGGCTTGTCCACGATCTGGGTAATCCGCCTTTTGGCCATCAAGGAGAGGGCGCGATTCAAAGTTGGTTTTCCGATAATATTAATATAGTTGCCGGTAAAAAATTCAGTATTCTGACCGAGCGGCAGTACCGTGATTTTTTAAAGTTTGAAGGTAATGCGCAGGCGTTTAGGTTAGTAACGCGACTTCAAGTGCTAAATGATGATTTTGGGCTGGACCTAACAGTTGCTACGCTCGCAGCCATGATGAAGTATCCTGTAGGCTCGATGGGCGTAAATAAATCCAACGTATGCACGAAGAAACATGGTTTCTTTTTATCCGAAGAGTCAATCGCCAAGCATGTCTTGGAAAGTGTTGGTCTTGCAATAGGCAAACGCCACCCGATGTCTTACATAATGGAGGCTTGCGACGACATAGCTTACGCGGTTCTTGATATTGAAGATGCTGTCAAGAAAGGACTGGCTTCTTTTTCTGACCTTTTAGCTTACTTGGAGCATCATGCCTCTGGTGATGAGGTAATAGCTGACTTGGTGGCAAAATCGCGAGCGAAGCATATTGAATACCGTCTCTTAGATTTGTCTCCGGCGGAGCTTAATGACGTATCCATGCAACGTTTTAGAGTTTATGCAATTGGTCTGATGATAAATTCATGTGTTCGAGCATTTGTGAGCTGCAAGGATGGCTTTATTGAAGGCACAACTAACAAGGCCTTGCTGGATAGTTCGGACGTCAAACTTTTGCGTAGGTTGCTAGGTGATTTTTCTTTTAATCATACTTTTCAGCATCGTTCAGTTCTTGAAGTTGAACTAACTGGTTATAATACAATTCGTGGGTTAATGGATATTTTCTGGGCTGCCATATTGGAAACTAATCCAGATAACGGTGTGAATCGGCCTAGTCATCCCTATAATCGATATGTTTTTATGAGAATATCTGAAAATTATCGGCGGGTGTATAACTCACCTTCTGGCGATCTTAAAGGGCTTCCATTGCGCTATCGTCAATGCCTCTTGTTGACAGATATGATTTCTGGAATGACAGATTCCTTCGCGGTAAATCTTCTTCAGGAGCTCCGCTCCTACCAAGCTCGTGGGTAA